TGGGCGAGGATGCCCGAACCCCAGCGGGTGAAGCGGCAGACTGGGGCAATGCACTGGAGCCAGCCATCATTGCTGAGATGGCAAAGCGCCTCGGCATTGACCGATATGAGATGCCAGACAAGGCATTTCAGCACCCTGAACTTGCCCTTGCCGCTAGCGCAGATGCCATTGCCCTGATCGACAAGCCCATTGTGATCAACCATGACCCCAGTAAAGGGATCTATGTGGTAGATGGCGACAGCATTGAGTTGACTGGCAATGGTGTGCTGGAATCCAAGCTTACCCGTGGTCATCCAGAAGATGTACTGCCTTTGTACCGTGGGCCAATTCAAGTCCAAGGCGTGATGATGTGTACTGGGTTGGACTGGGCAGCCATTGGTTGCTTGTACTCAGGCGTGGAACTGCGGATCTTCTTGTTCAAACCCCATGCTGAAACCATGGCACAGATTGAGAACTACGCCATCGACTTCCAAGGCAGACTGACCACCTTTGAAGAGACTGGTGAAGCTCAGTACTACCCAGCCGCTGACAGCAAAGATGCCAACCGCATCTGGCCTACCGCAAGGGAAGAAGAGATCGAACTGGACATTGATGCCGAAGACTTGGTTGCCAACATTGTGCTTGCCAAGAACAAGATTGCCAGCATTCAAGAAGACATTGATCTTTGGGAGAAGGATCTCAAAGAGATGATGAAGAATTATTCCAGTGCCAAGGTCGGACATTGGACTCTCAAATGGCCTATGCGTCACTACAAAGCCACGCCTGAGAAGATCACACCAGCCAAAGAAGCCTACTCAATCCGTCAATCAACGATCACCATCAAGGAAACCAAATGAAACAAATTGCATCATCCCTCGTTAAAGCCCAACGAGCCTTTGGCCCAGCATTGAAGACCAGTACAAACCCTCACTTCCGCAGTCGGTATGCAGATCTGTCTGCTTGCGTGGAAGCAGTCATCGATGCCCTCAATGAGAACGGTATCTATTTACTGCAAAAAAATTACGACTGCAATGATGGCATCATGTGCGAGACAGTCTTTGTTCATGAGTCTGGCGAGATGCTGGAGTGCGGTATTGTCCACTTCCCTGCTGTCAAACAAGATCCGCAAGGGTACGCCAGTGCCTTGACCTATGCCCGTAGGTACAGTCTCATGTCTGCCTGTGGCATTGCTCCAGAGGATGATGATGGCAATGCTGGCAGTCGCAAAGTAGCGCCAGCAGTCAACCCACTGGATGCCATCAAGCCAGCAGCGCCAGAAAATTTGCCATTTACGCTGACCATACCAGGCAAAGATTCACGCCAGTATGAGACATCAGAAGCCTACACCAATGGAACCATTGAACTGCGTGAAAAGGTAGAGAAATCAACATTGACACCACGCACAAAAATGACCAAACTTAGGGAACTGCGTGAGGCAAACGAGGATCAGGTAAACAAGATCAACCCTGAGCATAAGGCCAAGCTGCTTGGGGATTACCAACTGCGTCGCAAGAGATTGGGCGCACAGCTTGAGGAGAAAGAAGATGAATCCAGCGGACTGGGAGAAGCTTGATCAGGAATACAGAGAGTACTGCCGAAGATGTCAGTCTATCGGCATACCCCCTGTCGATTTCCACACTTGGCTCTTAGGCCAAGATTAAGCCATCAGGGAATCCAAGGCGTGTTGAGTACGAGCAATCCGATCATCAATGCCATGGGTTCCCCCATTGATCCGCTTGGTCAAGGTTGTCATATCGTTGGCATCAGCATACTGATTCAACTTATTCTTATCCCAGAACCAACCTGCTGACAAGGCAGCATACTTAGGACTGGATACCTGATCTGGATCTTCTACCAGGTCAACACCCAAAGCCTCACCACACGCACGGTAGTTGTCTTTGCCAGTCAACTGGATCAAGCCACGACCACGGTACTTGAACCCTTCACCAGAGTCCTCATCACCATTGCCCATGCGGTCGGCATAGACCTTGTTGGCGATCTTCTCTGGGTTGCGGTGGTAAGGTTGGGCAGCGTCCAAAGATGGGAACCGCTTAGGCCAGACCTTGGTCAATCCTTCTGCTGAGTAGTTGAGGTTTTCTTTGAGCGCAGTGAACCCAGCAGATTCGTGAGCGCATTGCCCCAAGAAACAAGCTTGTCTCTCAGGCGTGTTAATGTCGAACCGATCAAAAGTTTCATTGATTGCATCTATCCACTCCTCTGCCTTGGCAGGCGTTAATTTCAAAGCATGGGCAAGTTGTTCAGCGTTCATCAGTTTCCTTTCATGGTTTGGTAGATGGAGGTGTAGGCATCGATGCAGGCGTTGAGCTGTCTGATTGCTTTGTCTCCATCGTCTGTGATGGTGATAAGAGCTTTAGCAGTCTCTCGCTCAAGTTCGGCTCCTGTTTGAATGCTATCTCTGGGGGCAGGGGTGGGATCTGCGGTGGTTTGTATGGGGCAGGCGGTGGTTTTAACAGGGATCCGCAGCCGCAAAGTACCAGAGTCAATGTCAGCATTGCGCTTTTGAATAACAGTTTTTGCATTGTTGTTTGCCTTTACAAGTTCAGTTGCTTGTTTCTGCACAGCAGTAACCAGAGCTTGCTCCTTAACCCGTGCCTGCTCGTTTAACCTGGCTATCTCCAACTGCTGGCGCTTGCTTTCATCAGATCCACCTTTGATGTATCCAGTTGTGCCAGCGCCAATCACAGCCATCAAGATGCCAAGCAGCACCCATGGATTGAATAAGCTCATTCCTTTGGTTCCATCTTTGGTTCGCTGTCAGCATCAGCATCTGCCTTGGCAACAGCTTTTGCAACAGCTTTGACACCAGATCTGCCAGCTACACCACCAAGCACACCAGTGATGAAGACCATGATGGTAGAGATCTGGCTGGTGTATACCTTGTCAATGGGAGCCATGCCAGCCATTGGCTGAGTGACATAGGTTACAGAATACAGAAACGCAAACATTGCACCGAAAAGAATTGCCACCAAGATGACAATCACAAAAGCCCAGACACGGATCTCTATCTCTTCAGCAGTCATTCGATTGGGTTTGTTCATTACGACAGTAGGCATTATTTTTTCTCCTTTTCAGATGTGGTGATCAACATTTCAGGACAAGTGCCAGTGGCACTACAGACTGGAGGTTTGCATTGATCAAGTTCCCAGTTCTTTGGATCTTGGCATGGATACCTGAATCTATCTTCGCAGCCAGTCAACAAGACCAGCAGAATAGACAGACCCCAAATGCAATAGATGTTCATTTTTCTTTCTCCCTTTCCTTTTGCTCAACCTGTCTTCTCAGCCGTTCAACCTTTTCTACTTGAGCTTTGGCTTCATTCTTTGTTTCAAGTATGTCAAGATAAAGAATCCCCATGATTGGCAACAGCAAGGCAATCAACACACAAGCAGCAATCCAGCCCACTATTTCTTCCCCCACTGATTTACGAACAGGAGCCACAGCCAGAGGTATAGGAGGAATATAGAAGTCGCTACTAGGTATCCTAGTTTTAGCTGGAAGTTTCTTTGGTCTTCCTTGCGTTGCCATGCCTCTTGCCTTTTGATTGCTTCTTGCTTGAGTCTTGCCTGAGTCTGTTCCTCCTGAATGATCTCTCTCATGTTGAACACTTCGGAGTACAGCGCCCCCATCTCAGGCGGGGACTGATACACCATGCATTCACGAATCTGAACCACCAACTCAGCCATCTGCTGCTGTGCCATCACACGCTTTAGTGCCGCCTCCATGTGGTTTTGATCTGGGTCATAGACAGTTCTGGACTTTTCTTCTTCTTCTCTTATGTGTGCTTCAAGCTGTTCCTGAATTTTGAAGAACTCAGTAAGCTGTTTGACAATGTTGACCTTGACTTGTGTCTCGTCAACGGCAACGAACTTCTCCTTCTTTTTCGCCACAGACTTGGGCGCTGGGGCTGATTGTGCTGACTTATTCTTGGGCTTAAAAAAGTTACCAAGTTTATTCCAAAATCCAGTAACTTCCTTATATACGCCAGCAACCTCATCGACAGTCGCCTTGACCTCCATGAAAGATTCTTTGGCCTGCTTGAAAAGCTCACACCCTTCCTTAATTGCCGCCACGCAGGCGTTGGCAGCGAACAGCAAGGATATGGGATCCACATTGTTACAACCCTAAGAGTTTCTTGACAAACTCACCAGCCACACCTGGGCCAAACAATACACACAACATGACTGCATACAACAAGTATTCAATCTTGGTCATGCGCTTATCGCCTTCATGCAAAGAATTCTGAATTGCCTCATATCTCTGAGCGCAGATAGCCTCATGCACAGCAAAGTTCTTTTCAAGATCAGACATTTACAGGCCATCCTTGTGCAGTTACAACCGCAACCAAAGCAGGCACATCAGCACAGCTTTGGATGGCAGTCACCAACCTTGTGCATTCTGCAATCACTGCGGCTCGGTAGGTGACAGTCTCAGCGGGTATGTCCACATTGCGCTCCATCTTGCGAATCACCATCCAGTCAGACTGAGCCAACAATTTGTTGGCGGTGTCTTTGACCTGTGCTGTCCATTGTGACTTCAGTCCTTTGGTGACAAGTCGCTCAGATGAATCAACCATTGCTGGTTTGCCATCAACTGTACCTAAGACTTGCACATACATGGGGTTGCCATCCTCGTCAGATTCTTCTCTGTCGTTCAACAGCTTGGGATTGTCTGCGCCCCAGAAAAATCTGTCGTCATACGACACTGTTACATCAGGTACTTCTGTGATGCCAACAGCATTCTTCTCAGCAATAGAAGTCAAGCGTAGCCAGTTGGCTGGATATGAAGTGCCATCAATGGTGAATGGTGTGTCAAGTGGGAGTGGGTTGCCGTTGAGTAAAAACATGAGTTACCTCGCAAGTGCGTTTTGATTAAAAATAGAAGTCATCATCGCCCCAAAGCATATTTAAAGCCGACCTCACTGAAGGCCGCATAAATGTATATGCCACCAGAGGCATTCATTGCGGCAGATGTGTTTCTAACTTTAAAGCCATTGGCGGTGTAATCGGTATCCCGTGCTGTGCTTGTACCTTCTGCGTTAGATTGGTTTGCTTCCAAAAAACTGTTGACTACATTCACTGTATTTCGGGCTGTATCAAGAATTTGCCAGCCCTCCGCAACATCCGTTCTCTTAAACATAATCCACCTTGGCCTGAATCCAAGGTACACAAAAGGCCCGTCAGTACTACCATTGCCTGTGTAGCTACCAAATGCAGAGTAGCCAGCTACTGCGGCAAAACAGTAGGCTACATAAGTTGCTGTGTTGGCATTTACATCACTGTCTGTTCCCACGCTAAATGTAGAAGAAGATGGTGCGCTTCCACGAGTGTTTGGGTCACTAGCTTGTGCGTTGGTAACATTTAAATATAAAGAATATGTATAACTAGTCAGGTTTGCATGGTAAACAGACCAATTACCTGTTGTACTCCGTTTCTTGATAATAATCATTCTTGGCGCAACACCCAACCCATGACCAACAGTAGCGTTTGCACCTGTGCCTGTATATGTCACCACGCTAAAGCCAGCAGTTGCATTTGCTCTTACTTGTGCTGAGATTGTCCCGCTGGTGTTGGTTACTGTTGAGCCGCCAGCGTTCCATTGCCATGCCACAAATGATGCACCAGAATCATTGATTGACGCGTCACCAATACTAAATCCATTAGAGTTAAATGATGTTAATCCATTGGAATTTGTATCTTCTGAATTTGTAAGACTAGGATACAAAATCTTAGAAGTCCCGCGAACAGAATCAAATGCTCGGTGATTTGAGCCTGATGTTGTTCTATTCTTTGCCCATATAAAGTCTGGTTGAAATGATGTTGAACCAACAGTATTTACTATTGTCTGTGTTGATCCATTACCCGTATACAGCGTAGCCGCCATATAAGCCGCACCATTGCTAATCGTAGGCGTAGGCAGGTTCTGCGTGTTCAGTGCAACAAACCCTGTGGGTGGCGTGTAGGTGAAAGGGCGTTGACCAAAGTTGAAATCAACAGTCGATGTTCCTCCGTTAAAAAATCCAACGACAGGATACAACGCAACATTAGCAGTAATAGTAATTGTTGGATTTGCTCCTGTTGCTGGATTTCCAGTAGTGCCAGCAGAACTGTCATACCAAACATTTGCTTTACCCAGCCATAGCTTGACACTTGCTGGATTAGTTGCATCTATTGCAACATTGACAACTGTGCCATTTGAAATGGTGTTTCCTGTCCATGTTGTAGTTGTGGCATTATTTACTAAAGTAATCGTTGGATTGACATACCATCCATACCAATTTCCAATAACAGTTCCAAAATCAGATTGCAAATTTCTTGCGTCAGTTGCAAGACCAACAGCACAACCTACGATTGTGGTTAATGTTGCTTCAAAATAATAAGTTCCAGAAGGAATTGCCATTGAACCAGTGCAACCACCAGATGTAGCCCCTGAATAACGCAAATTTGCGTTGGTTAACTGAGCCGAAACAGCAGTCGAAGTTCCGTTTCCAAGAGGACTCAACACCGCATAATTCCCCCGCCCATTGCCGCCATCAGCGTAAGGTGTAGGCACATCCAGCATGGAGTCGTATGTTGCACCAGCAGTGATGCTGATGTTGTTGGGAGTCCAGTTGTTGCCGTTGCCTGAGTAGTCCTTGCCTATGGTGGTTGCTGTTACTCCGCTGTTGTCAGAGAAGTTCAGATAGAAACCGTTTGTGCCGTATGTTCCAGCATAGCGTTTAGGTTGCCATACACCTGTCAGGGCGTTAGTTTCTCCGAAACTAGAAGGCGTTAACGCCTGTCCGTCGATGAAGTTGACTTCTGCCATGTAGCCGTCGAAGTAAAGGCTTGCACCCGAAATATATCTAGCCATGTTGTGGGCTATTGCACTATTGAAAGATGGTGTTGCATTGAGTGCAACAGTGCTGTTGAGTGCCCAATCTGTTACTTCTGCCCCATTGATGTACAAACGAAGGCGATTTTGTGCAGTTGCATTGCTAGTATTTAACACAACAACTATATGATACCAAGCCGAAGGGTCACGAAATACTTGTGTTGTTCTTCGGTAGGTTACATTGTCAAGGTTAAGCAAGATTTGATTGGTTGAACCTTGAAAATAAATAACAGAATCTGTTGCGCCAGACCCGCAACTAAGCAATGTTCTATCAGTACCCAAAGTGCCGAGTTTTACCCAAGCAGAAAATGTCCAAGTAGTTTGGCTACCTGCGCCAAAAGTCCTATTAAAATAAGCACTCGCACTTGAACGCAGACGCACACTGCGGCTGATTTGATAGCCACCGTCAGCGCCAGCGCCAGCAAGTAAAGGTATTGCGTCAATCATGCTCATTTGACATCCGCAATCAAACGTGCAGTAATGCGTGTTGCACTTTCCACATAATAAGCAATGACATCAACAGCATTTGCAGTGGTAGTCAATGTCGGAGCAGTACCGCCAGCAAACTTCCAATTGCTTCCATAAGCCAATGTGCGTGACCCAGTGCCATCTTGTGTCACCACAATTGCACCAGACTGACCAGCAGTTTGATTGGTTGGATTCGCCAATGTACGATTACCACCAAGCGTCACACTGAAATTGTTTGACAATGCAAAGTTGGCAGTAATGCTTGCGCCATCAGTTAATGCTGTAATAGATCCACGTTGTGCCGCTGTAAAAGATTGAGCAGTATTTGTCTTGGCATAATTTGCATCATATGCCTGAACATCAGTGCCAATTGCAAGACCAAGATTTGTACGAGCATTGGCAGCAGTTGATGCTCCAGTACCACCATCAGCAATCGCTAAGTCTGTAATGCCAGCAATACTGCCGCCAGTGATTGCAACATTGTTTGCATTCTGTGATGACATTGTGCCAAGTGATGGAGACTCAGAAGTGCCAGCAGTCGCCACAGGATTGCCATTGACATCAAACGCCAAATACTTACTTGCCCGACTTGCCTTACTTGGCAAGATCATATTGATGTCTGTTGGATCAGTCACAGGCGCTTTGAGTCCACGCTCTGCTTTTTCATCAACTTGCTGGCTGAAGATGACCAGGCTGTCAAACTCATCATTGAGTGAGTTGGCAAACAAGTCACCACCAGTCACAAAGTCTGTTGCCCTCGCAATTGCTCTGTCACCAACCAAAGTGATGTTGTTACCTGCTGTTGCCGCAACAACCAAGGTCACCGAGCCAGTACCATTGGCATTGATCGTCACAGTGTAATCAGTAGTCAGCGTCAACAGTGTGCTGTCTTTGTATACGGCAATGTCAGTGTTTGTCAGAATCTCAAAGCTGAAGCTGTATGGCCCCACTCCAGCAGAGCCAGTGTATACAACACGCCTTGTTACATCAGATATCGGGTATGCCATTATCTAGCTCCTTTGCCAAGTTGTTCTATTCTTGCTGCTTTATTAGCAATGCGCTCTTGTATTTCGTTTTTGTATTTACTTTCTGTAACTAGATATTGCTTAGAAATTTCAAATACATCACTGATTGTTTTGCTTATCATGTTTTGATAAACAACTGGTGGCGTCTTTTTATTCACAGCTTGATCTTCTCTAATCGCTTGCACAGTCGCTTTTATTTTATCTTCTAAACCAAATTTTTCATTTCCAATACGAAGCATTTCGTTATACTCTTCAGTTGTTAATTTTGTGTTTGTAGAAATGCCAGTCTTTTCATCTTTCATTGAAAGCTGTCTGGAAGGCATACTGATGTTGGCATTCAATTGGATCAACGCCTGATCAGTCTCAGACAGCTTGCCTTTCTTCATACGCAAAGGCGACCATGTGTACTCATGTGGAACGACTTCTGCATAAAGATTCAACAGTGGTGGCAAATCGTCAGACAAGCCAGGTGTCTGAGATCTCCATTTGTTTAAAGCTTCCATCAAGCCTTTTAATCCAGCAGGCAAATTGGGGTCTGCTTTGTAATCTCTACGAAGAGGATCAACCTTTTCTTCGGCACTCGTTATAAAACCAGACAAAGGTTGAATTGATTTAAGAACAGTTGTTGTCCCCATCTCTGCAAGACCATTAACTATTTGCACCATGTGTTCACGGCTATTAGGAACATTACCACCAATAAGAGTGGCAATGTTGCTTACGCCAGTAAGAAGTGGATGCTCAAGCATATAGTTGGCAACACCAAATACCATTCCTCCAGCATAAGCATTTATACGACTATCATCATCTTCATACCTAGCATAGTCAACATAGTCAGCCGCAATACCCATCAAAGCGCCAACAGGCTCCATACCTTGATAGCTTAAAAATACTTTACCTGAGTAATCACCTGAACCATATTTAACACTGCCAGGGAATTTTGAAAACTCTTGGCGCATATCTTCTGTCAGGTTGCTGATGTCAAATACAAAGCTGTATGCTTGCCAACCTTGACGCTCCATGGCTTGCCGTGTGCCTTTGTCGCCAGGGCCAGATCCTGTGATAACTCCATTCACTGCCATTTGACTAAAGCCATACATAGCCGCACTACCAAGCCCAACCTTGGTCATTGCCATGTCTGCCTCTTTGCCGCCTTGTTTCATGGCAGACCAAAAAGAACTGGTAAATGGAGCCAATTCTGTACGAGATACTGCTTCACCTATCACATTGACTGGTGTTGAGATAAATGGCGCCTGAGTGCGTAAAGCAAATCCAATTGCGGTATTAGGTGTCAAAGCTTGTTGTAAATTCCCAGCAACGCCTTCAAGCTTTTGAGTAAATGTTCCAACCTCCGCTAAACCAGCAATGTGTTCTGGAGGATCTAGCAAGAATTTATCAATGGCATCAGACTGAGCTTTGAGCGCATCATCAACAGTACCGCCACCTTTTAAGACATCATCAAATGTTTTTATGCCAAGGCGTGTTGTTTCAGCAGACAATTCATAGGTATAGTTAATGCCTTTAAAAAATTCATCTGCTGACATCAATGATCGACCAGGCAATGTTGTCACAAAATTTATTGACTTAATACCAGTAGAAAGCAATGATCCATCTGCCTTGTGATTGAACAACTCTAATCGAGACTGCTGTCTGGCAATCTTGGTTGGGTCATTCCAACCTTTTGGTACGCCATTGACAAATGCATGAGACATCAACTCCCAGCCATTACGAATTGCTGTAGATGTTGAATTTAATATGGCTGGCACTTCCAATAATTGATATCTGTCATCACCGCCAAGACCAATGCCTTGTCGCACTGTGCCAATGGTTGCAGCAACACCACGTTCAGTCATTCGCCATGGCAAAAATATAGTATTGCTTAAAGCATTTTTTATTTGTGTGCCAGGTCGAGACAAAATGCCATTCACATATACAGTAAACATTTTCTCCCAAGGATTGCCTTGAGCCACACTCTTGATGAGATTTGCTTTACCCTCTGGAGTCTTGACATCCAAATAGGCTTGAGCAAACTTCACAATATCAGTCTCATTGCCAAAGTTCTCAATGATGGTTGAAATGTCAACAGCACCATCTCTTGGCATACGCATCACTGCCAAAGACTGAGCAACATTGGTCTGATAGTTTTTGACGCTTTGTTGAAGCAAATTGTGGAAGTGAATGGTCTGAGCCATCTCTGCCAACTGAGTTGGAGTAGCAGATCCGTCAGCAACCTTTGCTGCCAGTCCATCTAAGTGCTTGGCACTAAAAATCATGGCATTAAATGCCTTGTGAGTATTTTCTGGGTTGACTTCCAGCTTGCCACTAGTGAGGTCATCAATAAATTTGGGGCCAATACCAGAATTTCTAGCTGATGTAAGCACATCATCAAATGTAATTTTCTCTGTCTTAATGCCAGCCATCTTGTTCATGGTTTCAATGGTTGACTTGATGTCTTCCGTTGTCTCATGCTTTGGCAGATTGAATACTGTTGTTGGCGGTACTTCTGTGGCTGGATCTGTGACAGAACGGATCTTTTGCACTTCAGCACGTTGGCTGGCAAATGCTTCTGGCGTGATCGCTGGCTGTGCATTGGCTTGCACCTTGGCAGCAATCTTGGCTTCTGTCTTGCTGGTAGTAACCCCAGCGTTGATTGCGGCTTTTGTGGTGTCTTCCACCGCAGCGGCAGTAGCGGCTTGTGGTGTCAACGGTGCAGCAGGAGGTTTGCGAATTTCAACCTTTTTAACTTTGCCAAGAATTTCCCGCAACACCTCTCCACGACCGCCAGCCACCTGAATGCCTTCATCTTGCAATTCTGTTTGTGCAGGAGTCATAGTGCCATACGCTACTGTTTCTGGCATTGGTACAGAGGCAATTTCCTTTCGTTGTTGCTGATCAACAAGCTCCTCATTCATCTGATCAAGTTTAAGATTTAGTTGCTGGATC